AACCTGATCCGGCAGCCGTTCGGGGCTGAGGCGCAGAGTGAGGTGAAGGTGCCGCAGCCGAGTACGGCGAGTGCCATCCTCGGCGCCGGTCTGAGTATTCCGGCTTTGTTGCAGATCATCGAGCAGATGCGTAAGCAGGGAACCACCGCCGGGACGCCGCCGATTGTGGCGCCGGGGGGCACCACGGTAGGCACGCCCACCACCACGCAGCCGCTGATGCCGGGTGCCGCTTTCTGGGGAGGATAAGGAGACTGATATGGAATACATTGGCAATCAACCGCCGCCGCCGAATCCCTACCAGTACGACGACAACTACTGGTGGAACTACAATCCTTACGGAAATATTGGCGGTTATGACCCGTATAGCGCTCCGGTCACCTCGTGGCAGGATCAGATAGCGCAATCGGGTGGTACGGCTCCGCCGCAGAATCCGGATGTCGATGCGAACGGCAATCCGATTTTCAGGACTGACGTTGTAGGCAACGCTCCTCCCGTCGAAACCACCGGATCTGACATCGGCCAGCTCGACCCCAACCTTGCCAACTACCTCGCGTCATTGTCGGGCGGCGGCACACCGGGAAGCACGGGTGCGAATTTCAGCACTACCGGCTGGGATGTCGCCGATTGGGGAGGTGGTGAAACAGGCGGCGATCCGACCAAGACGAGACCACCCATAAATGGGCCGTCGATCACGACACCGCCCAACGAGGACGGCGGAGAGCGCGGCAACACTTACACCTACTTCTCCGATCCGAGTTTCGGCGATCCTACTAGGGGTAATACCTACACTTACTTCACTGATCCGAGTGCCAAGGATTACCACACCTATTTCGCTCCGGTTCCGACCACTCCACCCTCGACGAAACCGCCCATAGTTCCACCCTGGATCGGCGGTCCCCTTGACACTCCCAAGCCGCCACCGCCACCTCCTCAGCAGACTGGCGGGGGACAGCAGCCGGGAGGAGGACAGCAGCAACAGAAACCGGGAGTAGGCGGCCTGCTAGCGGCGCTGCCCATGCTCGCCGCGTTCCAGGGCGGCACCACCACCACGCCCGCGCCCTACGCGCACCTCGGCCCGCACACCCCCGTCGCCCCCGTGTTCAAGCCGCAAGGCCGCAGCAACCCCATTCCCTCGATCGGTCAGCTTCTCGCAGGAGTTAGATAATGCCCGGAGTTCCCCCCATTAATCCGCAATTGCTGATGGCTCTCGCGCAGAAGTTCGGAGGCATTGCTCCCGTGGTCAACCCCGGGTTCGGCACGCCGGGAATCAACCCCAATGCCCGCACTCCTCCTGGGTACGGAGGCGGCGGCATGGCCCAACGTGGCGAGGTACTCGGCAGACCCACCATGCCTACTCCGGGTGCGCCGCGCACGATGCCGCCATCGCTCGGTGAGACTCTTGGGACTGTTACTCCAAAACCGGCAGCGAAGAGAGGCGCTAAAACGACTTACGATCCGGACGGAGGTTATACAGAGGAAGATAACGATGGGACTAAGCGCGTCTTCGACAAAGACAACAAGTTGATTGATACGATTATTCCTCCTGGAAGTCCCGGTGCGGGCACATGGCAGCCGCCTGCTGAGGCTAAGAAACCCGGTATCTGGGATAGGTTGACTGACCCAAGCTTAGCCGGTATTGCGCTCGCCGCAGGGCAGCAGATGACTCGCGCCAGATACCCAGGCGAGAGCGGCATTGGTAACGCCGTTAACGCAGTAACTGCCGGGTATAACCAACTCGCTCAACAAAGGGCTATGCAGGTTGCCCGAGAGGAAGCTCGTCGCAAGGCTGATCTTGAGGAGCGCGAACAGAAGCGGAAGGAACAAGACACCACTTCGCAGGCAGGGCAGAGAACTGCACAGGGTAAGCGCTGGGAGGACATGAGCGCGGACGAGAGACGGAAAGCCAGAGCCGATGCTGCCAAGCAAGTATTAGACCAAGCCGAAAGGGATAGAGCAGCAGGATACAAAGGGAGAGAAGTCACCGTCGCTGAGAAGAATGCCGAGTCACTCAAGGCAGATCGGGAAGCGCGGGCCAGGACTGATGAGCAACGGGTCGCCGCTCTTGAGACGCAAGTTGATATCGCCAAGCAAGAACTCGCAGCACGCATAAAGGAAAACGCTACGGATAACGAACGCTTGGCCGCCGAGCTTAAAGTACACCAAGGCCAATTGGATTTGGGATGGGCGAGGAATCAGAGGGAAGCCAACAAAGAGGGCAATGAGAAGTTCCTGCCCTTCCTCAAAGAAGCAGGCGACGAGATATACGGTCAGGAGCGGAATGAACTCCAGGCCGCCTATAACTCAGGCAAGCCCTATCAACCACCCGATTCGGCGGAACACGACAAGAAAGTAAATGCCTTGGCGATGAAACGCTATCGGGAGGCCCAAAGGATGCAAGGCAAGAAGGGATTCGAAGAGCCTCCGAATCCGCTTGGTCCTGACATCATACCTCCACCTCCAGGGCCTGCTGTGCGGGGGCCTGCCGCTCAACCCTGGCAAGGCGTCGGTCCTCCTGCTCCCGCCGCCGCTGCGCCGCCACGGGGAACGCCTAACATCATGGTCAACCCGAAAACCGGTCAGCGCATCATGCTCGATGAGAGAACCAACCAATGGGTACCCGCGCCATAATCCCTCCGCCGCCACCGGGGTTTGTCCCTGAGAGCAGTGTGACGGTGAGGGGACTCCCGGCTGGTGCGCCGCCGCCGCCGCCGGGATTCGTGCCCGTGTCGGTAGCTCCACCTCCGCCTCCTCCGGGATTCGTGCCGGAAGCTCCGCCGGCTGCTCCGCCCAGTGCCACCGGGGGGCTTCCGCAGCAGGCTCAGGTTGCGCCCGTCTTTGGTGCGCCTGCGCCTCGCTTCAACGGCGTGCCTCAACTCACCGTGGCGCCGCCTCCTGCCGCGCCTGAACCTGCTCCTTCACCCAACTGGGTGGAGAGGGCGCTCGGTGTCGGCGGGATTCCCACGGCTGCACTGGGAAACATGGGCACCGTCTACGAAAACGCGGTGGGCACCGCTCAAGCCTTAGCCCAGTTGAAGGCAAACATCGACGAACCCTTCATCCGCTTCGGCGAGCGGATGCGCGGCGCTAAACCTGCCGACCTCAACGTCATTCCGAAGGCTCTCGGCAAAGCCAAAGAATGGAGTCCTTTACAGTACGAAAAGGGAACCGTTACTTACGATCCTGAGTGGGGTCAAGTTACAAAGAAACCCATCACCGAAGCCTTCGAGAAGTTCAAGCAGGGGCCTTCGCTCAAGGACGTGACGGGCGACATCACCAAGGCACCGCAATGGCTCGCGCAGGGCGTGGGAAAAATGGGTCCGCAGTTTGCCGCTGCGGGTGCGGCCACCGCGCTTACCGGTCCTTTCGGCGGCATCCTGATGAACGCCGTCAACAATATCGGGGAGCGCTATAACACGGCTCTCAAGGAGAAAGTCAATGCTCCGGCGGCGGGCATATTCACCGGCTTACTCATCAGCGCTTTCGACACCCTCGGCCCGTGGCTGCAACTGAGAGGCGTCACCAAGGGATTACTTTCAACGGCTGGTGTCGGCGGTGGCACTGAGTTAGTGCAGGAAATCATGGCTATCCTGCACGAGAAGTTCTTAGGCATCCCGGTGAAAGACCCGTTCTGGCGGCTGATGGAGAACTTCCTCCTCGGCATGTTCATCGAAGGCGGGACGCATGCGGCTGCCCGTCCATCGAAGGCAGCGGCGCAGCCTCAAGTCAGCACCGGTCCCCCGCCTCCGCCTCCCGGTGGACCGCCACCTCCTCCTCCCGGTGCGCCTCCCGCAGCACCGCCGACGACTCCCGCTCCTCATTTCGGCGAGCCGGGGTATGCGGAGTGGGCCGCTCAGAATGGCTTCACTTTGGACGACAAGGGCAGGATCGACTTGACGGTCGAGCAAAGGGCTCCTGCTCCTGCTGCTCCTGCTCCCGCTGCTCAGCCGAGCGTCGAGATCCAGCCTCCCCAGCCAGCGGCTCCTGCGTCTCCGGTTGATGCCGAGAGTGAGCGCATCTCTCAGTCCCTCTTCGGCAGGCCCTATGCAGACCTCGATCCGGAGACGGCGCGCCTTGTCAGGCTGGATGCAATTGAGAACTTGGCTCCTACCACCACGGTGCCTCCTGATGCCGACATGGTGGTCGAGGGTCCGAACGGCCCGCAAGCCGTGGACAGTGCGGACGTGTTCGTCGACCGCATTCTCCAGGCCGCAGGGATCGAGGAGCCGAAGCCCACAGCTTGGGAAGCGCGGGTGGCAGCAGCGAAGGAGCGGCAAGCCAAGAGCGGCGGTGCGCTCTATTCCAACCCCTTCGCCAATCCTCAGTGGGTCAGCGACATGGTGGTGATTATCGCCGACGACATTCGCCACGGAGTGGTCACCGCGAAGAAGGCCATCGAGAGGCTTGTGGCCAAATACGGCGAGCAGTACCGGCCGCAGGCGCTGGACGTGGTCCGCCAGGCGCAGGTGCTCTCGAAGGAGCCGCCTGCCCCAGGAATGCCCGCTGCTGCGCCGCAAACGGCCCCAGGAGCGTCCGCTGCCACTCCGCCGTCCCTGACAGCCACCCCGCCCACCGGCTCGCCACAGGGCCAGCCAGCGCAAATTCCGGTTCCGCCCGTCGAGCCGCCTCTGCCTCCCAATCCGGCGGACTGGCCCGATCCCGACCCGAGCGGTCCTCTCCGCAATCTCCTCCGGCTGCCCCTGAAAGCCTTCCGCTGGAGTAAGGAGGTGGGCCTCCAGCTTTACCAGATGGCCCAGCAGTACCCGGACTTCCCGCCCATCCAGAACCAGATCAAAGCGCAGGCCCGCTGGGATGCCCACGAGCACCAATGGGTGAGCTACAACGGCCAGGTCTACCAGGCCGTCGTTGGCCTCGGCAAGAAGAGGCTGAAGCAGCTCTCCGACTTGACCTTCGATGTCAGGCTGCGGGAAATCAAAGCCAACGCCCGCCTCACCGACGAGGCAGTCGCCAGGATCGCCGACGGCTATGGAATCAAAGACACGGACAAGACCTTCCAGGTTTACCAGCAGATGCAGCGGTACTTCCTCGACTCCTGGGAAGCCATGCGGCAGGCCCAGATCCAGTATCTTCAGGCCACCGTGCCCGATCCGGTGGAGCTGGCCAAGGCCATCAAGACGACCAATGAACAGTTCGCCGAGCAGGCCAAGTTCCACTACGTCCCGCTCATGCGCTTCGGCGAGTTCATGGTCTCGGCGTACATCCCGACCACCGATCCCAAGTACAAGAGCGGCACGAGGATCGACCAGCAGGCGCACTTTGCCAGCCATGCGGCCGCGCTCGAAGCCGCCGCCGAGATGAGGAAGCAGTACCGGGAAGACGGTCAGGTCGTCGATAACATCTACGTCAGCCCCAAGCCCATGAGTCCGGCCATGCAGAACCTCGCCAGCCTCCCGCCCGACATGGCTTCCCGCCTCGTCGATAAGCTCGGCCTCACTCCGGACCAGCGCGCCGAATTGAGCAGGATGGTGGGGGACAGGATCACCGACAACTCCTACTTCCAGCGCCTGAAGAATGCCAAGGGCATCGCCGGGTACAGCACCGATCTCCCGCGCGCTCTCGCCGCTTACGGCGCTTCGCACTCGAAGCAGATAGCGGATACCCTGGAGCGCCACCATCTCGAGCAAGCCGTGAAGGACGCAGCCGAAGAGATCAGAAACAGGGGGCGCGGCAGCGGAGGGATCACTGACGTCACCGAGATGATGGGAGTTCTTGAGGTCATGAAGGACGCCAACATCTCCATCCTCAACCCCAAGGTGCGCGGCTACTCCGCCGCCGGGGCCATGGCCGCGTGGCACTTCGGCTTGAGTCCCAAGCAGGCCCTGATCAACCTCACCCAGTCGATGATGACGCCCGCGATCCTGAGTCAGCAGGAAATTACCACCACAGTGGACACCCCGGCCGGCAGGAAAACAGTCACGAAAGAAGTGGGGTATGCCCGGGCGCACTGGGAAACCGCCAAGGCGATGGCGCAGGTGCTCGACTTCTACACCAGGCGGAACTACCACAAGGTCAAGGGCAAAGTCACGGGCGCGCCGGATCAGTACGTGTACGACGGCTTGATGAGCCAGCGTGCGGTGGAAGCCATGCAGAAGGCCACCGATGCAGGCGTCATCCCCGATACCCAGGCCAAGAACGTGGCCTCGCACAGCCACGGCAATCTCATGGAGTGGATGCTCGGCGAGGCAATGGGCCTCAAGGGGGAGAAGATCGGGCGGAGCATCGGCGAATTCTCCACCTGGCTGCCCCAGCAGACTCTCAAGCTGATGAGTGGGAGCGAGGTGTGGAACCGGCAGGTGGCCTTCGTCGCCTCTTTCAATGCTCTGGAGAAAGCAGGTCATCCCGATCCCTACCAGGGGGCCGTCAAGGTGGTCAAGTTATCGCAGGGCTACAACGCCACCTCGAACAAATCCTGGCTGCAAAGAACCTTCCCGAACAACATGCTCTTCAAGAGCTACACGCAGAACAACGTGTATCTGCAGACGATGAGCAAGTATGCCTTCCGGCTGTGGGTGGCGCAGTGGGTGCTGTCGGGTATCGAAGGAGGGCTGGGCTTAGAGCACATCTTCAAGTTCCTCGACTCGCTCGGCTCCTGGTTCAAGAAGCGGGCGGGCTACAAGAATCCGCACGTCGACATCAAGCACGACATCCGCGAGTGGTTGACCGCGCAGATCGGTCAGATCCCCACCGAGCTGCTGATGCGCGGGGTGTCGGGCGGCAACCCGTGGGTCGACGTGGGCGGATCGACCGGCCAGGGCCGCGTCCTGCCTCTCGTCGATATATTCTTTGACCTGACCCATGGCGTGACTGACTACAAGACTGCCGTCGAACGAGGGGTGCAGGACATCGGCGGCGTGGCGTTAGGGACGGGCATGAACTTCATGAAGTCGCTCGTCGATGAGAGTCCCGACTCCTACCGGTTCTGGAAAGGGGTGCTGCCGAAGCTGGCCGGCCAGTTCGCCGAAGCGGGCAGCGCCTACGAGGAGGGCGGCGTCAAGGACGCGGCGGGCAACATGCTCATGAGGCTCGACACCACCAATCCGAACGACCTCGCCAAGATCTTCGGCATAGCATTCGGCGTTCCTCCGGCGGAACTCACGGCGGCCAAGCGGTCCGCCTGGGTGGCGCGTGAGCACTTGATCTACTTCACCCATCTCCGCGACAACATCCAGAAAGACTACAACAGGGCGCTCGATAGCCAGGACCAGGACAAGATCAGAAAGGTCCACGAGGATATCGAGGAATTCAACCGGAAGATTCTGCCCGAGGGTATTCACTACTACCTGCCGTACTTCCACCGGAATTACATGAGCCGGGGGAGGAAGCAGAACAAGGTGGAGCAGGATCCGAGCAATGCCTTCCCGCAGCAGTGGCGGAATGAGATGCAGAACCGCGGCGCACCCTACGCTCCGCAGTAGCTACGATGGCTTGCTCTCCGGCGTGGCTCCTAACCAACGCACAGCCTTCCCATGTTGGGTCGTTACTTCCGCAGTCAGCCCTGCGTCCTCAAGTTGGTGCAGGATTTGGCAAAAAGTTCGCCAGTCCATCTTGCCCCGAAATCTCTGGAAGAGTTCGACCGTCGGCACCGTTTCATAGCGGCGTAAAGTTTCCTCGATCCTGAGCTGCGGCTTAAGCTCATCGTGCATGCCGGAGATCGCCGCGGGCATGGCCTTCTCCGTGGCCGAGAGAATCGTGATGGCCTCCTCGAGGTGCCGGCCTTCGACGATCATCGAATCCGAGTGCGCGGCCGAGATCACCATCGCCACCTTGTGCGCGTGCGCTTGGCGCCGGTTGAGGTAGCCGCCGAAGTCATCGGGTGACAGACCCACGGGCGGCTGCCTGGAGAACTGCTCGTACCAGGTGGTGCCCATGCGGTAGGCATCCTCGCTGAGGGTGAACTCGCCCTGCAACTTCGCGATCTTGGCGAGATCCTCGGTGAGCTTCGACGCCATGTCCCGCGCATCGCTGCCTCCCTGCTCGGCCATGCGCCGCGGGTAGGCGATCGTCGCCTTCTTCTCGGCGCCGTAGACCAAGATGCATCTCGAGGTGAAGCCGGTGCCAATGAGGGACGGAGGCAGGTTGTCGGTGATCCACGCCGGTGTCGCGCCGGCTAGGAGATTCATCCACGGTTTCTCGATCGAGCGGCCGCCGCGCCCGACCGTGCGCCGCTTGAAGTCGTCCCCTCCGTCTCCGCCCCAAATGTGGGTCAAGGTCGACATGAGCTTCTTGTCCCGCGGGTCGAGGAACGTGCCGAGTTCGCCGAGCGCATACGTCACGCTCGAGTGCTTGCGCATGCCGCCGCGCGAGCGGATGCCGGTGCCGCCGGCGGATGCCTCGATGAACTCGTCTACAAGGCTTTGCCACGTCAGGCTATCGCTGCCGATGCGCACGCCCTTCACGTTCTTCAAGAGCTTCATGCCGCAGTTGATGGCGGTGGACTTGCCGCTGCCGGCGGGTCCGATGAGCAGGATGTAAAAGTTGGGCGACCACTCGAAGTGGCCCATGTCGTACCAGCACTTGCCTTGGAGGGCACCGGCGATGGTCGACACTGCAGTCCAGTAGTTCCACACCTCGGGCGGCTCGATGAATTGGGTGTACTCGAGATAACCGCGGATCCAGTTGTCGAAGTTACGAGGCATCGATCTCCTCCACCAGCAGGACTTGAGAGAGCGGCACGAACCGGCCGTCGGCGGACAGGTAGATGCCGCCCTGCCTGACGATGCGCTCAAGCGTGGAGGGGAACGGGCCGCGCACGGTCACCTCGATCAGGTTGATCTTGAGCTTAGTGTGCTCGTCGTCAATGTCGAAGTAGTGGCAGGTGACTTTGATCTTGATCATGGGCGGCGGGAAGATCTCCCACCACAGGCGCTGGAACCACGGGTCCACGCTAGGCCGCACTCTTAGCCTTCCCTTTCACGACGGGCGCGAGCTGGACGGCAGCGGTGTGGTGAGAGCAGGTGTCGATAGCGAACTGGGCGGGGTATTCCCAGGAGCCAGTCCAGACCCGCGGGTTGAGGGTGCAAATTCCGACTTCGCTGTTTCTCTCCTGCCAGTGCTGGCATTTGCCGCAGGTCTTGTCGGCCATCACTCAGCCTTTCCGCGGGCGGCGATGCGGCTCATGATCGCTTGCTCGGAGTCGCCGCAGGCGCGCCAGAAATTCTCCTCCTCGTCGCTCACTGGCAGGTAAGGGAAGGTGTGGGCGTCGGCGAAACCCCAGTCATGACGGTGGCCGCAGACAAGGCATCTCGACACATATTTGGGTTTCTCTTTTTCCGAATTTTCCGGGGATTTCAGGGTCTCTTCTTGCATCAGATGTCCTCTCCTATCAGCTTCTGTTCCTCGAAAAGATCCTCGAATTTAGTAATCCTTCCGAGCCATTTTAACTTCACTTTTCCGGTCGGACCAGACCGGTTCTTGGCAACAATCACTTCGGCTTTGCCGCGCACGGATTGATCGTCCCGGTTGTAATACTCTTCCCGGTAGACGAACCAAACCTTGTCGGCATCCAACTCTATCGACCCGCTCTCTCTGAGGTCACCGAGCTGCGGTACTTTGCCGCTGCCCGATACCCTGGTTTCAGTGGACCGGTTGACCTGCGCCACCAGGATCACGGGGATTTTCAAGTCCTTCGCCAGTGCCTTCAAACCTGCGGTAATGGCTCCGATCTGTTGCACCCGATTCTCCGCTTTGTGCGCCGCCATCAGCCCCACGTAGTCTATGATGACGAGGCCCGGCCGGAACTTCTCCACCTGCCCTCGGATGTACTTCAACGAAGCGCCGGACTGGTCGTCGATCCTGATTGGGAACTGCGAGATCAAGTTGAGCGCACCGGCGAACCTGCGTATTTCTTCCTGGGTAACATACTCCTGCTCGAAGTCATGGGCGCTCACATTCGAATCGCTGCACACTACCCGTGTGAGCAACTCGTCGCTCGACATCTCCAGCGAAAAGTAAATCACTGGGATCTTGTTCTTCACCACGTTGATGGCGATATTCATGGCGAGGGCGGTCTTGCCCATGCCGGGGCGACCAGCGATCACGATCAACTGGCCCGGACCCATACCCCGGTTCATCTGGTCGAGCGTCAGGAACCCGGTGGGGATTCCCTTGACCCGTTTCCTCGGATCTACGAACGCGGTGTACCCTCCCTCGTACCGCTCGATGATCTCGGCGGGGGTGAGCGGACCCACCAGCCGGTCACGGGCGGCCGCGCCTCGGGCCTTCTCAATCGCCTCGATGACTTCGGCCTGACCCGCTGCCTCAACCCAATCGGTGATGTCCTTGCCCACCTTCGAGGGGAACAGGACCACGGTCGCCTTGCCCCGAAGTGCGTTGGCAATCTGTTTCCCGCGTTTCTCCCCGGCCTCGTCGTTGTCCGGCATGAGGAACACGGTCTTGCCGGCGAGTGCATCTGCCATCGCCGAGGTGAAGGCGGCGTTGGAACCAGCGGGTGGCGTGGTACCCACGTAGCCTAGCCGCTCGACCGTCTCGGCGTCCTTCTCGCCTTCGACCAGGAACACCTCGTCTGCCGAGGCGACGGAGGGCAGCCGGTATAGGACCGGCTTTGGATAGCCCTTCCAGATCATCTCGCCCGCCGCATCCCGGTAGCCCTGGAGGAAGTCCTTCCTGCGCCCGTTCTTCCCCGGCTCCAGCCGCCAGACCTCGTAGAGGTATTCACCGGCGGCGTTGGTGTAGGTGTAGGTCGCCACATGCTGGGGACGGATAGGCTCCAGCTCCTGCGATGGCTCGGGCTGAGCCTCCGGAGGGGCTACAAGGCGTCGCTGCGGCTTGGAGGCCCCGGACATCCCGGAGAATCCGGCGACGTCTTCGAGCGCCTCCTGGAACGGGAGACCGAGTTTGAGTTTGGCGAACTCGATCACGTCCCCGCCGGCTCCGCAGCCGAAGCACTTGAAGTAGCGCTCGGTGGGGTGGACCTTGAAGCTCGGCGTCTTCTCGGTGTGGAACGGGCAGAGACCCACGAGATCTTTGCCGTCGCGCTTCAGCTTCACGTACTGGCTGATGTAGCGCTCGATTCTGGTGGCAGCCACTACGGCTTCGGCTTCAAGGCGGCTCATTTCTTGAAGTTCTTCCAGTGCTCGGGAGGTACCCACTCGGCATAGGGGTCGACGCCATCCGAGGAGGGCGGGTGTTCGGTGCTAGGTACCTGCGGCGGGTGTTCCTTCCACAGCCGGCCGCCGTGTTTGTCGTTGCCGGTTAGGAACGTGGCGGGAGCGGGTATCCACTGGCCGTCGTCCTTCGTCCACTCCTTCGAGGTGCGCCAGCGCTCGGTTCCGGCGACCACGTCCGGCACGCTCTCGATCCGGATCTCCCCTGAGTCGACGAGTCTGCGCCATGCCTCACGGGCTGTCGTCTCCCTCACGGGGTTCGGGTAGGTGGCGAACCATCCGTGGAAAGCGGCGAGAGCCGCGTCGCGTTCTGGATTTCCACTTCCATGAGAAGAGGAGAACAAGAGAGAGGGAAACAAGAGAGAGGCCCGGCTAGAACTGTTCTTGTCTGGTGCTAGCACTGTGCTAGCACTGTTCTTGTCCGGTGCTGGTATGGTGCTGGGTGTTTCCTTGATGTGCGGATTCTGGTGCTTGCTCCACGTAGGGATGGCGATAAACCTATTCTCTTCCACGGTATAGCGGATGATGAACCCTGCCGCAGCAAGGGAATCCAGCAACTGATCCACTGGCTGATCAGGGAAGTAAGGGAAGATCTCCGCCCTGATTCTCAGGGGCCGGTCCTCCAGTCGACCTTCCCGGTCGGCTATAGTCCAGAGTCCCTCGAAGAGAATCATTGCGGGCATACCAAGTGCGGCGAGATTCTCGTTCTTGAAGAAGCCGGGCTTCAGGTTGCGGGTACGTGCCATGCTAGTACCCCTCCTCGAAAGAACAGGTACGGACCCAGATGACAGCTTGCCGGTACTTGGAGGAGAAGCCGGTTTCTTCGCCGAACTCCCCTTGGCAGCAGCACCAGAATCTCTTCTCATCCTCGTAATACCTCCGCTTGTGGTAGTCGATGTCGAGTAGGTAGCTATGGATCTCAGTCTCCACTCCGTCGTCCAGGAATACAGGGTGGATGGTTGGATAGCACCGCAGTTCCGGCCGCCCAACGAACAAGATCACCGGGCGTTTGCTAACGATGGCAAGAGCCTTAGCTAGCTGCATCTCGATCTCGCTGAACTCCCTAGGCTTTACTTCCAAGAACATGCGAACTTGCGGCAAGTAGAAGTCCGGCAGGTAGCCCACGCCGTTCAGGATGAAGCCGTCCGGTTCATAGTCTGCTTGGATTCCGATGGTGTGGAACAGCATGGCGACGCGAGCCTCCAGGCGGCTGCGGTACCAGATGCCGTTAACTTTAGTGGGAATAGCCGGGATGCCCGGCCGGTTCGGTTCTTTCATGTGCCCCCTTATAGGCTCACCGGGGGTGGGCTGATAAGGGACAGCCCACCGTGGTCCCGGATATTCCATCGGCACGGTGAGGGAGCTACCCTTACCGCTTAGCGCCGACGGACAAGTCTAACTCTAGATGTCATTCGTGGCAATGGTTTTACGATGAAGCACACAACTCTTCAGGCGCAGGCCGAGTGCGGTGCGGACCAGCACTTGCAACTTGAGGTTCTCGGGGGCAAGGCGCACCCGGCTGCCGAGGGTGGTGACCACCACCGAGCCATCCGGATCGGCATGCGAGGCGAGCGCCGGCATGCGGGTCAGCTCGAGGCAGGCGAGGATGATCATCGTTTCTTCCTGCACAACTGTGCAGTAACGTAGTAGAAGGAGAACAGCACCAGAAAGGCGGCGCACAGAAGCAGCCAAAGGACTTGCTCCCACCACGCCAGCTTCAGCGGGCGGAAGGGCAGGCTGAAATCCAAAGCCGGTTCCGCCGCGCGACCGGGGAATTCGAGCTCCTCGTAGTCCTGCTGCGAGAGTCCGAGTGGTCTCACAGGCTGCGCCCCAGCTCGAGAATGATGCGGTTGAGGAGGGTAGGCTGGATCATATCGGGAGTAAGGCGGAGGATGCGCCAGCCCATGAGCGCGGCATTGGCCATCTTCTCGGCGTCCTTCTCGTAGCCGCCCTGCCTCATATGGCGGCCGCGCCCGGCTCCCTCGTGGATTCCGCCGTCGATCTCCACCGCAATCTTGGCTTCCGGCCACGCGAAATCGAAGCGCCACAGGCGTGGAAATGCAAACTTGAACTCGCGTGTATAGGGTGGGCCCTCGAGCACCTTCCACGCCAAGGCAAACGCTTCCTCTGGGGCGCTCTTAGCCTTTGGGATCTTGCTTGCCATGCCATTTCTCGCGCAGGTGGTAGATCTCGGCGGCCATCCAGCCCACCGCATAGGCGCCGTAGTAGGCTACCCTCTCCCCCCATGTGAGGGGGCGGACAGTAACCTCTTCGCCATCGACAGTCAGCACTCGTACTGGTTTCATATTCCCCTCGTGAACAGGCGTTTGGCATTCTCTTCGGCCTCAAGCCGGACCTGGATCTCTTCCCTCACCTCGACCAGCCCGTCGGCGGCATCCTGCAACTCGGTGTGGAGCAGGCGGTCGCCCCGCTCGACGATGGGCAGGCGGTTGGCAGCCCGGTCGAGGGCGATGATGGCGGCGCGCACTTTGTTCAGGTGGTCCTTCGTCATTTACTTTCTTTCCTTCCGGGGAAGCGGTACTGGTAGCGGAGCTTGGCATTGATGCGGCGCCGCTCGATCCTCTCCGGGGTCATCTGGCGCGGCGGCTTCTTCGGCTTGGTGGGCGCGGCGAAGGGATTCTCTTCATTGGCAGGGCGGCGCCGCGGCACCGGCAGCCCTTCTTCGACGGCGATCATCACCTCGTCGGGGATCTTGTCTTGCGGTACTTCGCCCCAACCTGCCAGCAATAACCGATCCAACCGGTCAAAGACTTTCCGGTCGCGGATGGCAAGCGGCTGCACCGGTTGAGGGGGGGCTACCCCCGCGCCGGTGAGGCCGAACTTGCGAAGGATCGAGGGCAACAACGGGTCACCTCCTAACGTACATTGAGGCGGTTTTTGCCCCAGCGCAAGTCCGCTCCAGGGATTTCCCTGCCTGCTTTGATCGCCTCTTTGATGGCGGACTTGGAAGGGTTGAAGGTGGCATCGAGGCCATCGAGTTCGATGCCGAGCTCGCGATACACCTTGGCCGGCATCTTCACCGTGACCGTAACGAACTCATCGGGTATGAGCGTGGCGTCGGTGATCTCGACGGACTCGGGATTGGCCTGGATGGCGAGGCTGCCGTTGTCGGCCTCGACTTTCTTCTGACCCGACAGTTCGATGCACCGCACCAGATAATCCTTGAAGCGGGCAAGGCCGGACTCGAGGCTGCCGCGCCATGCCGCGATGCGGTTCTCCTCGGAGCGGGCGCCGGCAATCTGGGCCTCGATGTGCTGAATCGCTTTCACACATTGCGTGCGCTTGATTCGGGCTTGCTCGGTCTTGGCAATGAACAACTCCTGAAACTCTTGAAGCTGGTCCTGAGGGACGAGAGCCTCGGTATCGAGCATTATCTGAAGTTCTTCCTCTATGTGATAGAGGGTCATAGACTTGTTGGTGTTGTTCTTCATCGGTATCCTAAGGCCATCTCGTCGGACCATCCCCGCTCCAGCCGTTTCCACAGGGTCGCTCGGTTGAGGCCGAGTTCGGAGCACCACTCGCCCATGGTCTTGGTTTCTCCGCAAAACTCCAGGAACCGGGAGCGGCGGGTATTGTCGGCTTGCTCTTTCCTGGTAGCCCATCGGCAGTTCGCTGCCTCGTAGCCGCGCTCGTTATCGATTCGATCCAGAGTATGCTTGCTCGTCGGGCGCAGCCCCATATCGTGGAAGAACGCCGCGAAGGAGGCATCCCATGCTGGGCAGACCTTGATTCCCCGGGCGCCGTAGTTTTTGTAGGCCGGGGAGTGGGGTTGGTTGCACCTGTACTTCAAGCCGCACCAAATGCGGTACTCCGCACTGCGTTTCCCGCCGTGCGTGGTGTGGATTGAGGAGTTGATCTCCGTGTGCAGGCACCCGCAGGAGCGGGTACTTTGGTTATAGAGGTTTGCAGAGTGGACGGTCTTTTCTTTGCCGCACTCGCACCGGCACAGGAACAGGTAGCAGCGGCCCTTGACCTGTTCTAGCCGCTCGATCACAGTCAGGCGTCCGAAGACTCTACCTACGGTGCGGGAGAGCTTCCCATCAGACATGGGAATCCTCTGCTAAGGCAGCCCAAGCAGGGTCTTCCTCGGCTGGAACTTCTGCGGGAGTGGCGGCAACCTGTGTGCAATAGTTGAACAAATCCTTAATCAACTTTTTGATCTGGCCTTTCGTGCGGCCGTGAAGCTCATTTCCGTGAGCCATGCCGTGCTCGCCGATGATGCGGTAGTACTCGTGCTCGGAGCCGGTGAGTTCATTGATGATGGGCTTGAAGCCGGTGATGACGGCCACGGTCCCGGCAAAGCTGGTCGTCTGCGCGTACAGTTCGGCGAGGCGCGGCTCGACCGTCTCCGACGGCTTGTGCTCAGGCGGTGGGGGAGCAATCGTCCTGGCGGGCACCGGGGCGGGCGCCGGCCCTGCCTCAGCGGGATCGACCGCTTCGCCCGAGTCATCGGGGCCGCCGAGTTCGCCTTGGCCATAGACGGGCACGCCGCTGAACACCTCGGGGCAGAACCACTTGGCTCCGTTCGACATCGCCCTCGAGAAGTACATGTTGCGCGGGAACTTGCGGTACATGTCCGAGCCGATCTGGGCGGCCTTGGCATCGGCCTCGGTGAAGCTGGACTTGCCGAGCTGCTTCTTCTCTTTCGAGAGGAAGACAATGACGCAGCCGGTATTATCGTGGCGCTCGATCACGTAATCGTAGCCGTGGCGGCGGACGAGCGAGGCGATGAGGTTGGCGGAGAGTTCCACCTTGCCCTTGATGACATGGATGCCCATCATGGAGGCAATCGGGGGCAACCCCAACTCTTGCCCTGCCAACACTTTGACACACGCCTGCGCTGCGTCCTTGGCATCGGCGAAGTAGCCGGACTTGGCGAGGAGGGCGCCGAGGGTTTGCACCTCGGCTAACCCCATCCTGGCGGGCAGGTTATCGGACATCGACGAGCACCCCGTCCTGTTCGGACACGCCCGCGGGGGCGAGTTCTGAGTCGGAGTCGCGGTCAAGGTGGGCGGCGATGGTTTCCAGTTCGCCGAGAAGCTTCTCGACCTGGCCCATGACGTGGGCGATGGCGGCCGGGCGGAAGAACACCGTCATCTGGTTGCCCTCGCCGTCGTAGATCGAGAACCAGGCGGCGTCGTCGCGGCGCGTGGCCTCGATGGTGACCGGGCTGGTCTCGGTGCTGTGAATAGTGGCGTTCATGTGTGTGTGATCCTTTCTGTTCTGATAGTAACCCGATGCTAGGTAGACTTGCAATAGTACATAGGTACTTATTTGTGCTAGGTAGAATCTATTCGAGATCCTGCGGCTGGTAGACGTAGGGATCGGCGGAGCGGACGCGCTCGAGGCCGGCCAGCCGCGCCTCCAGGTCGAGGATGCGCCGGTCCGTTTTGCCGCTAGCCCATGAGGCCACAAGGGCATTGCCGAGCGTGACGAGGCACGCCAGCAGCGCGGCCGTGAAAGCAAACCAGTCCATCACGATTCCTCCTCGAGAATTCTTTTGTCGCACTCGCAGTAGAGCAGCGGCATGCCGCACTCGACGCACCGCACCGGCTCCGCCTCCGGCTCCTCGCAGGCGCACTCGATCAAGGGGAGCTTGCACCAGGGGCACAGCGTGTCTTCGGCCTCTCGAGTGGTCACGGGTTCACCCCTAACTGCGGCAGCGCCTGCGATAGCGCCTGCATCTCCCTCATCGAGCGGATGCTATAGAAAATCACCTTGCCATTGGACTTGGGATGGCCGCGGTGGCCGAGGTGGCGCACGATTACGCCCTTGTCATCCAGCACCGGGTCAAGGTATACCTTGATGTCCTGCAAATGATTATCGGCGGCAAAGTCGGGGCCGAGCTCCCGGATGGTGGCCTGGCGCCACGAGTAGAAGTTGACGCGCAGTTTCATGGCGGTGCGTTCTTCGCCGGCATCGACGGTGATGGTTTTCTTCGCAGTGGGGTCCGAGCCGATCTGCTGGCAGATCATCAGGTAAATCTCATGGCCGGGGATCAGGTCACGGCGCTTCACCGAATGCTTCGGCGGCTCCTTCTTCCTGGCGTTGCTCTTAACCCGGATGTTCTTGCGGTACTCGCCTTCGGCGGCGGGCAGGCGCGGGGCATTGCCCAGCTCATTCACGTCGATGGCAAGCGGCGTCGACTCAGCGAATACCTTGGGCATGACGTCCTGGTCGGGCCGCAGCAGGCGCGGGGCCGGGATGATGGGACGGGGCAGACTCATTCAAACCTCCAACGGAATATTCCTCAACTCACGGCACGGCGGGCACACCCGCGCCCGCACCAGGCCGAGCCTCAACCGCTCACCAGCGGCCGGCTCCAGGCAGAAATGGCAGCGCACCACGCCGCGGTTGGCTCTCGACACAGAGATCTCGTTGTACTCGGTGGGCACCGCCTCGCCCGTGAGCCGGATCCCTTTGTGCGCGAACGCCGCGCGTCGAATCATGAGCGCCAGTATCCCTTCGCATCGAGCGCTTCCGGCTTCACCTTGACAAACCGCGGCTTGCGGTAGCAGGTGGGCAGCGTGACCAGTCGCTTAGCGTCATACGGGGGAGCCTGGTCGACATGGATCAGCAGATACTTTCCCTCGATAGCCTTGGCAAAACTCCAGCACTCGGCAATGCCATAAGGGTTCTGGCCGTTATAGAAGTCGTCGTCGCAGCCGATACACTGCTCTTTGGTGATCATGGCTTTTCTTTCAAGGGCTTGGCTTGCCGATTAGGCTGCACATGCAGGTGCGGATAACGCACCCGCAAATCCTCGAGTACCTCCGCCGCCGCCAGCTTCGATGCCTGATCTCTCCGCCTCACCCTCACCCTGAAATCCTCACTGATCGCCTCGAAATACACGGCTAACCCGCTGAGCGCATCGTCACCGTAGTAGGAAAGCAAATAGGCTGCCTCCGTGAAGGCAGCCGAGCGGAGCAGGTCAGGATGTGAGGAGCAAAGCCGATCGCGCGAGAGCTGAGCCAGCGGCTTACGAGGGATCGGCTTCACTTCCATAGCCATGCCATTCCCTCCGCCACCGCCCAAACCGGCATGAGGAGCAACGCCAGTACCATGGAGTAGACGAACAATCGGCCGAGCAGCCAGTACATAGCCATATACCCTACCGAAGCGTAGGCCGCCGCATAAAAGCCGAATTGTTTCACTCCCGGCATGGACATGGACACGTCCTCACCTCCTCTTCGACCGTTCGAACCACCGCGGCGGCGCCGTAAAAGGCACCCAACACCACAGCCGTGCCGAGCACCTTCAGGAGGAATTCCTTCACTTCGCTCATTAGTCGGTGACCCAGCTCGCAAACCCGCAGAATCCCGCGAACAGGATGAATCCCACTACCGAGAACAGCAGCGTCTCAGCCGTCGACAGCGGTGAGTTTCCTCGAATGGCTACCACCACATACGCAAACGCCAACGTGAGCGGCCCCATCACTAGCACATACGCGATCGCCAGCACCTGGAGGAAAACGCACATCAACGCACAAAACGCCAGCAGGCACAACGTCCCGCTCACCGCGCCGTACACCCATTGAGCGGCCGCTTTCACTTCCCTCATGGCGCGACCTTGCCTTTGTGATACCGCGCGACGGTCTTTTCGGTATCGATCGATTCGATGCGCGACCAGTACTGATTGCGATCAGTCTCGGATTGCCGCGCGGCTTCTTTCCGAGCATTGCGCAGCCAATGCCGCGTCGAGCCTTCCGGATAAATGACATACCCACTGTGCTTCATTGTGTGTGATCCTTTTGTTCAATCTTATACGATTTTGTCTGTCTTTGTACAGTTATTTTGTCGAGCTAAGCTTGCCGATTACGATCCGGGCGACGGGCCAAACTTTTCGTCAAGTACGCAGAATTCTTCCCACTCAGCGTCATTCAACGGCCCGCGGCGGCCCTGCAAATCAGCCCACCGCCGCCAGTCCGCCGGCATCCGGTCCCATAGAGACGGCATCTTTCCTCGCACAGTCATGTTCATATGTTTCCCCACTTTCTGATGAATTCAAATCGAGCTAGGCTTGCCGATTACAAGCCCCATATTTGCCCCACAAACGCGCGCGCCTGGCGGCCGCCCCGAAGTACCGGAACCACCCGCCGCAACGCCACACGCGCTACCCTACTGCGATTGCCAGGGATTCTCCTGGACTTCGACACTCTCGCCATTGAGCAGATGCGCCCATGCGATATCCTGCGCGTCTTCGCGCCTTATCCCGTGATACCGTGCTGCGCCGTTCACATGTACGGTGTAAACCGTCTTGATCCCGCGCGCCATTCTCTCCGCTTCCATAAACGTCATTGTCATGTGTGATCCCTTCAAATCTGAACTTCGAACTTAAGCGGCCGCGCCAATCTGAATCAGCGCCGCCCGCACTTTCTTCGCTCCACTCCCATGCGCCTCGAACGTGATGCAGCGCTTCGCCTCCAGCAACCACTCATCTCTCCAGCACAGCTTGCAGTCGATGCACTGCACATCGTCCTTCGTCTGCGCAGGACAAGGCACCATCACAATCTCGCCGACCTTATACGCGCGTCCATCTTCCGGATGCTTGTCCACCACCAAAGCAGCAGCGTAACCCTGCGACATCGCATCCACCACATGCGCTACCGTTTCGCACGATGCCAGTATGGAAACCTTCCCCCACGAACTGCGAGCCACTTTCCGCCACGCATGCGTATACGACCAGGCTTTCCGCCCAAACCGACCCATGAATCGCTCCGCCGCCGCCGCTACGATCGATGCCGCGCTATTCGTGCGACAATCGCCCACCACATGCAACCGCATGTCCTTCTTGCCCGTCAGGCTGTCGATCGCCTTTGCCTCATCGCGTGCAATCTTCCTTGCGTCGATCGCTGCTTCCTTCCCGCCTACCATCTCATTCAACTGTCCCGTCCACATGCCCGACTTCCCGTACTCGGCATAACAGCCTTCCCCAAAGAATGCGCATCCTTTCCAGCACGAAGCCTGCGTCACGTACGTAGTCGATACCGGTCCCGTCTTTTCGTTATCCGACTTCTCTACCGCCCGCGTGAAATTGAACAATGCCATTGTGTGTGTGTTCCCTTTTACTCTCTTGTGTTTAGCGTGATCTTCATAACACGGGCTTGCAGATTACCCCCGCACATCTCCACACTCCCAGCACGCGCCATCCACTTCAACCTCTCCACGACATACCCCACACTTGAACCCAACTACCTCTTCCGCCAACTCCAATCCCCGCGCGTCTAACATCTCCTGCAACGGCAACTCCCGCTGAAACTCCTCTGCCTTCATCTCAGTCTGTGTGGTTTCCATATTCAGATAGTAACCTGAACCTCTACCTAGAACAAGAGTACTTAGGTACTGTTGTGTGAATATCACCGTAGGATTTGTCCTACATCCGCCACAGATGTAGGACACGTCCTACACCCAACTACTGGTTTCCCGTACCTCGCACACTTCGACCAGTCTGGACCTGCGCCTCCTCGCTCTTTCGCCGGGGATTTCGTCCAAGTGGGGGTAGAAACCCTCGAATGCGGGTACTATTGCCCGTCATCCACGGGGCTTTTACCGCCACTGCCAGCTCAGAACCAGCTCCTTGCGTGGAAGGACGGTCGACGACCAGACGCTGCGCGTGCTGTCGACGACCTGCGTCTCACGATGTGGGACGCGGCTGGGCTTGCCGATTAAGAGCACTCTGCTACACCAAGCGCTTCACACATAGGGCCGGGGCACCCCCAGGCCGGGGGGGCCGCCGCTTTCAGTTACCCCCTCGTCTAAGTGCGCAAGGAATTTCAGGTCTACTGGAATGAGAAGGGAGTACGATTGACGAATGTATCTGATCAAGCGTGGGGAGAAGCCGAGGCCGATCTGCGCCGGATGCAGGAAAATCGGGGAAGCAGGGGTGGCAGTACCGCCGTGGGAAGCGTACATCTGCAGGGAGTGCCGTGCGGAGTTCGAAGCGAACCGCAAACGGCTCTACGCGATGTTGAAGCGGGAGAAGCTCGAGCGGAAGGAAGCAATATAGTGTCTATACGTGATTCAGCTAGGGTGAATCAGAAGCGATTCAGCAAGGTGAATCACTATGCTCGAATACCTAGGGACGTTTTGATCGATCGGGAGATCGGGTCGGATGCCAAGCTGGTGTACGCGGTATTGGCAATGTCGGTGTTCCAGGGGAGCGTAGCGTGGGTAGGCCAGCGCTACATCGGGGAGACGTTGGGGCTGAGTCAGGCGACAGTGTGTCGGCGGCTGAAGGAGTTGGAAGGAGCGGGGCACATCCGGCGGAAGACGGGGGGAGTGGGAAAGCGCGCGCTCTGGGAGCTGATGTCGCCGGTATTCTCACAGAAGCAGGGGCAGGAGAGGGTGATTGTGTCGGCGCCGAGTGGGGCGAGGCGGATGGTGAGCGTGGACCTTGACAGGGAAAGGGTGGGATAAGATGCCATTGAAGAAGGGGAAGAGCCAGGCCGCGGTTTCTGCGAACATTGCCAAGCTGCGCAAAGAGGGGTACAAGCCAGCCCAATCCGTGGCGATTGCGCTGTCGAAAGCAGGGAAAGCGAAGCCGAAGAAATCGTGATAGGCTCAAGGCTCTAGCAGGCCATATGCGGGGATGCCCTGGCGGATCAGATACGCTGGGGCGTTTCCGTTTGAATCGGGGATTGTCCAGGTTCTGTGGCATAATCGACCCCAGGACAGTCTTTCATTCGTTGTCCGCATAGGGTTCACGGGTGAGGCGATTTCTCCCGATGCCGCCTCATCCGTGCCATAATCAGGAACGTCAGTCTTTAACTGTGTGTGAACGCGCCCCGGCAGATCCCACTCCGGGGCGTCCCTTTTTATGCTCACCTCGTTGAAATGCCCGATGTGCCGCGAGGCCGCCGTGACGCTCATCGAGGCGACCGAGGAGTTTTGCTGCATGGAGTGCGGAGCCTCGGGGATCGCCAGCGCTCGCACCGGCCGGGTGATCCGGATCCGGGACCGGCACTGCGCCATGAAGAAGCCGCCGCGGATTGAAACGATCCCCTCCCCGCCGGCATCTTCGTAGGGTAAGGGCGCGAAGTTCTCCGCATCCGAGCAAAGGGTTGATTTGTTATCCATTCGCGGACCATCTCTTCGCGCCCGCATGATAGATATCTTTGATATCATTTCCGGTAATGTACTGATTCCACTTTCACTTATGTGCTTTTGGATATAGAATAAACGAAGGCCCGCATCGTTCGAAGCGATGCAGGCCGGCAGCAAAGAGTCGTAAGGAGACCCGATGCCACCAAGTCAAATTGTATATCCTGGGTTCGCTCCCGAACCAAGAATCCAATCCTTTCAGCCGAAGGCTTCCGTCCGAAGGCTCCATGACGAAAATTTCGGGCCGAAGGCTCCAGAACGTAGAGCCTTGTATTCCATCATCCAGCGCTGTACCAATCCAAAAAACCCACGTTACCGGCGCTACGGCGGACGCGGCATTACGGTTTGCCAGGAATGGCGAAATGATGCGCAGGTCTTTCTGGACTACATGGGACCGAAGCCATCGCCCAGGCATTCCATCGACCGGATCGACAACAACGGAAACTACGAACCCGGCAACGTCAGATGGGCTACTCCGATGGAGCAAGCCAATAACACCAGGGCTTGCAAACGTCTACCTAATTCTGTACCATCTTATCTAGCAATGCCCGAAGAAAACAGTAATGGGGACGAATCCCCAAACTCCAAGACCCACAAGAGGGTAACTTCAGCCATTTCCTGGGACGCCACCACAGGGCTTCTGACCATCCAGTGGTGCGACCGGGAAGTCACCACGTACAACCTGGGCGATCTTCCTCAGGAGATCCAAAATGCGCTGATGTACCACGGGGCCCTGGCGCGCCTCCAGCAAAGCTACGTTTCCGCAGATGGTTCCCCCTCGGCGGCGAGAACCAAAGCTGACAAACTTTGGACGCAACTGCGTTCGAACGACTGGGGCCTTCGCCGTGGGGAGCAATCCAAATTCAGCATCACGGTGAAGGCTTTGGCCGTCCTACTCAAAACTTCCGAGGCCGAAGCCCAAGCACGCTTTGCCGCGCTCCCCGTCGACAAGAGGCGCGAAGTCTCGAGCCGGTCCGACGTGGTGGCGCAAGTCGCCAAGCTCAAAGCCAAGGCCAATCCCCTTCAAAGCCTCGATTCCATTTTGAAATAGTCCGTCCAGGAGAAACTAACATGGCCAAACAGAAAGCCGCCCCGCCGGTCCAGATTCCCCCGGTGCCGCCCGGAGTCGTCAATCCGGACAATCTTTATAACGATGCGTATCAGGATCTCCCCGCCCTGCGCTGGGACTCGGTCGAGTTCCACGATAAGCTCGCCTGGCTCTGTGAAGAGCAGCCCCACCAGATCGAGAAGTGGTATGCCACGCGCAACTCCTCGCCAGAGACTTCCTTCCTCAACCAGACCCAGTTCACTGCGGTGCTGCCCAACGGCGAGAAGTACGAGTGCGACGTCCGGAATGTCGAGATCTACCCGTCAGCGCTCCTCTATTCCCTGCAGTGCGTGGCCGGCACCGAAGGCGACACCGTGGCGCAGTATCCCGGCTACGATGCCCGCCACCCGAAAGGGGAAACCTCGCCGATCGGGCCGCCGCTTCAGAATCAGCCCTGGCCCGGCCGCACCCTCTACGCCGATTACGGCGGCCATCAGTACAGGGTGGGCGAGGAATTCAAGGATGAGACCGGCGACCGGTATACGAAGGTAGAATTCGTGATCCCGCCGCGGGCCACCGGCCTCGCCTGGGAACGCAGCTATGATGCCTCCTAGGGCACCTGTTTCCAGATTTTCCGCTGAATGATCAGACTGATATTCTCTGGTCTCACCCCGAACTTGGCGGCAAGTTCTCCGCGGGTACACTCGCCGGTGGCATGGAGAAGACGGATTGCTGCAATGTCACTCTCTTTGAGCTTGAACTTGCTTCCAGGATATCTTCGCCGATGGTGGTCATCTCCGTGTTTTACTCGCCCCTTGGCGGTGCAATCGCTCATGTTGTCTTTCTGCGTACCGCACCACAAATGCCGAGGGTTCACGCAGGCGGGTTGGTCACAGGAGTGACAGACGAACAGCGGGGTCGGGTCATAACCATTGGCAAGCCAGAAGGCCGTCCGGTGAGCGAGAACCCGTTGCCTTTTCCCAACCCGGAGCATCCCATATCCGGCATTGGTCCGATAACCGTTCCAAAGCCAGCATTCGTCAGGCCCGCCTTTCGGCACTTTTTCCCAATGGTGCTCGATATCATCGGCGGTCAATTCCGCCAGGGGTTTAGAATTCGTTTTAGCCACTGTGTTCTCCTTCGCAGATCACTTTGGTCAGGGCCGGGTAGCGCTACGAACGCTGCCCGGTCCGCTCAATTATGCCATGGAAAACGGTCCCTCTCCCCTCTGGGTGATCGCTGCTCTGCGCGACGAGATTCGCTGCCTTCGCCAGTACATCAGCCTCCTCGAGTGGGAAAATCAATACCTCAAAGATCAGGTCCGGCAGTGCGATCTCGCCGTTGAAATATTTCATCCCACCCGTATTGATTCGTAACGGTTCGATGATAACCTTGATCCCAATGCCTCGTTCGAAAGAGGCAATCCGGAAAGGTTAACCTCCATGAAATCGTTCGTCCTTGCGTCCCTGCTCGCCCTGTCGAGCATGACCCTTAACGCCACCCTCCTCAGCACCCTGTTGCTGCCGGGCGGCTCGCTCACCAACGGCAACCTCACCATCGATAACTTCGCCTTCACCCGCACCTGCGGCGGCATCGGAGTGTGCGCCCCTCTCGATGCGTCCGGCATCGACGTCACCCTCGTCAATAACCAGATCCGCTTCGCCGGCGGCTTCTCCGCACTCTCGAATGCGGGCTTTGCTTCGGCGGACTTCCTCATCGCCTATGATCTTCAGTCCACCCTCGCCATCGGCGGCGTGGGTCTGCTCTTCAACGGAGCCGTCGTCGGCGATCAGTCGTTCGCCCAAGTGGTGGAGTCGGTGCTCGGCACCGTGCCCTTCCTCCATGTCGCGGGGCAAGCGCAAGTCAATGCCCCCGGCGGCCCGCTCGCCGATGTGGCCATCCTCGACGCCGCCTACCATAACCTGCGGATTGTTAAGGATATTTTCTTAGTCGGCTCCGATACCGAGGGCCTCGGCTACGCGACGATCTCTTTGATTGACCAGTTCTACGCCGGAGTTGGTGTAGACCCGTTCTGCGTCGAAGGCACCTGCGAGGTGGTTCCCGAGCCCGCCGCCTACGGTCTCATCGGCAGCGCATTGATGGGGCTTTACGCAGTGAGGCGCCGCAAGGTAAGCTAAGACTCCTCTAAGGGTTTTTCGCAACTACAACACCTAATCCAAGGGCAGCGGCAAGTCCGTTGCCCTTATTTTTTTGCCATATACGCCAACTGGTGCAATACTGCATCCATGCCTGCCACCCGCAAGCCGCCTCCCGACGATGATCCGGATCCGGAGTTCTCCGAGCTCTTCGATCCCAACCCGCCGTACGATCCGGCCGGCGAGGAAGCCGACATTCCGGACGTCGATATGCCCGAAGAACTGGAGGTGCCGTAATGGCCATAGGTACACGCATCGGCCCGGATGGAAGGCCCATCGAGGAGCCTTTCTTCGGCCTCGGTAATGCTCTCGCCTCGCTCCCCGGCACGCCCGTTCTCCCCGGAGCCACCACTCCTCCACCCGCCACCGGCGGCTACGAGCAGCCCGGTGTCCAAGGACCGCTAGCAGGAGGCTCCACTCCGCAAACCAATCCCGGCCTCCCGCCTCCGGCTTCCACCGCTGGCACCGGCGGCTTCTTCGGCGGCCAATCGCCATTTCAGCAGGGCGTGACGGGCACGCTGAACAACGAGACGGTGCCCTTCAACTCGAATCAGTATGTGACTCCGGAGGCGGCTCAGAGGCTCGGCTCCCTGCTCGGCGCGAATGTCGTCGAACAGAACACGCAGGGGATGGCAAGTCCGGGCAGTGGCGCACCTTCAGCGCCGCTCCTGGGACTCGACTTCGGGGGCCGGGGTGACGTGCAAGATGCTGCGATGGGTGCTACGCAACTGGCGCGTGGTGATCGTCCTGAAGATGTCGCTGCTCGCTACAAGGCAGGGCTCACAACGAAAGCGTGGGCAGGCGATAACCCCATCCCTCAGTTGGCCGAAGCATGGGATGCACCGTACTGGAACAGGGCAAATCCGGTTTCTACGAATACGCCCAACGCCGAGCAGGCTGGCTTCTTCGGTCCGCAGTCCGGCCAAGGAGACCAAACCGCGTTCTTCAATTGGTTGCGAGGTCAACTTGGCGGTCAGAGCTAGCTAATTCGTTGACGCATCCCATTGAAGAGGCGTACCATTGCCACATCTAGGGCGGAAATCTCTTGCCGTCCTTTGACTGGAAATTGGGCATTTCGATTGTCACGTGGTTTCGGGCGGTTCCGCTTGTGTGATCCCTCGCCGCCCGTTAAAGCGGGGTCCGGACGGTAACTGACTAAGCGGCCGGACTCCGCATATTTGGAATTTGAAATAATGCCAGTCACCGAACTGAAGCACCTCAGCCACCGCCACATTGCCCTGCTTCACTGGTGCATTGCCAATCCCCACAGGCAGTTACGCGAAGCCGCAGTGGAGTTGAACTTTGGGAGACAGTACGTATCGATTGTCGTCCACTCGGATATTTGGCAGGCTGCGTACAAAGAGCTTTGTGCCGAACAAGGGAAAGAGGCGGTATTTGTTGGTGCCCAAATAACTGACAAATTACATAACCTCGCGCACCGCGCGCTGGATGAAGTGGATCGGCGCTTGGAAGAGAACGAACTCGAGTCGCGCGAGCTGCTCACCGCCGCCAAGCTCTCGCTCACCGCTCTCGGCTACATCAACCCCAAGGGCTACTCGACCGACATGCACGTCCATTCGCACCTGCAGGTCGACGTGAACATTATTAATGAGGCGCGCGAGCGGGCGCTACAGCGCCGTGCCCCCCTCGTCATAGAAACCCAACTCGAAGAATCAGGAGAGTGAAATGCAGAACACCACGGTGGAAGTATTGGCCGAGAGGCTCTACACGGCCAAAGCCGGGATGAGCAATTGGCAAAGCGTCGAGACGCTCCAACCCATCCCCGCCTGGTCCGACACCCCGCGGACCATGAAGAACCTCTGGTACGCCGTGGCGCAGGATTCGCTCAATGCCGCCCAAGCGCCGGCGGGCCAGAGCATTTACACTGCCTACGCGCGGGCTTCCGAGGGGAAGAGCATGGAGACGCAGGCTGACATGCCCAAATGGGGGGGCCTATCCCCCACTCTTCAGGCCGACTGGACCGCCGTGGCCGAATGCGCCACCGATGTCTCCGAGGATCTCCGCCATGACCCGAAGCCGTTGCCCGATCGCGCCAACCTGACCGAAGTACCGACGCTCCCCGCTCCGCCGCTGCCGGCGGTGGCCGAGGTCACCATTGATCCGCTGGAGCAGAACTTCCCCGCTTCCGGCGGCGGCCCCGGCGGCAGCATGACCGCCTCGGTCATCGTCACCATGACCGGCGAAGGCATCGACAACACCTGGCGGGTGGACAAGCAGTCAGAAGCCACCTGGCTGACGATCGACTCTCCGCCCGAAGACACCCCGCAGTCGGCCAGTGGCCTCGTGAGCTATACCGTGGCGGCCAACACCTCGCTCGAGGAACTGCGCGGCGCGCTCTACATTAACGGCAAAACCCACACGGCCATCGTGGCGCCCGCCGCGGCCACTGCCACCGCCGCCCGGAAGGCCAATCACAAGTAATAAGGAGAAATCAGATGCAAGAGATGACGCAGGACCAGATCGCCGAGCGCATGTACATCGCCTTTTGCGCGGCCTCCCAGTGGCGGGATGCCGAGAACGGGAAGAAGCTCCCGCCCTACTCCGACGTGCAGAACACCGCCAAGTTCCCCTGGCGCGCCGCCGCCCAGGTCGCCATCGAGGTGCAGGACGACCTGCAGAGCCGCGGCAATCCCCGCCCCATCCCCATCGGCACCAAACAGCATGTCGGCGAGGTGCGCGACGTTCTCAAAGAGGAACCCGATCACCGGCACGACAAAGCCAACGATGAGCCGGCCAACGCCCCCGTCACCGAATCCAAGAAGGCGAACCATAAATAAGGAGAATTCCCCAGATGGCAGAAAAAGCAGAAAAAGAAACGACGAATCCCGTCAAGAACCCCGATCCGACGCAGCTCCCGGCGCATCAAGAGGACGGACTCGCCGAGAAACTCTACGAGGCGTACTGCAGTTCCGAGAAGCCCGACTACAAGTGTCCGGTCTGGAAGGACGGCGACTATACCCTGAAGGCCAAATGGCGCGCCGTCGCCAATCTGGCCAAGTCGCGCGGTCCTTTTGACGATCCCGATGAACGCATCCGCATCGGTGAAGAGACCCGCTTCGCTTTCCAGCACGTCCGCGACATGGCCTTCGCCGACGCCCCCGGAGCGAAGCCGAAGGATGACAAGGCCAAGCAGGAGAAAGACAAGGAAGAGAAGGCCAAACAAGACAAGGAAGGGCATGAACACCACCCCGCCGTACCCGGCGTGGCTCCCATGCAAACCCATAAATAGTGGCGATTCGAAAAGCTCCCCCTCAGGTCGACCTCAACGAATTAGTATCGTTGTGCGCCACCGACGGGGAGCTTTTCTGCCGCACCTTCTTCCCCTCCGCCTTCCGCCAGTCGAGCCCCGAATTCCACCGCGAGATCTGGAAGGATTGGACCAATCCCGATGTCTCGCTCTCGGCCATCGCCGTCTTCCGCGGCGGCGCCAAGACCACCCTCCTCCGCGCCTACGTGGCGTGGAGTGTAGCGTATCGGGCATCCAGAACCATCGCCTACCTCGGGGCTTCAAGCGAGAAAGCGCAGGAATCGGGAGACTGGCTCCGGAGATTGATCGAAGGGAATAGTGAGGACGGCTTGGCCTTCGCCCAAGTCTACGGGCTGAGGCCGGGCAACAAGTGGAATGCCGATAGACTCGACGTGCTCTGCCGGTTATCGCCGCAGAAACCGGAGACGACGATCAGTTTGGTGGCGCTCGGTATTACGAGCAGTGTGCGCGGTTTGAACATCGCAAATTATAGACCGGATCTGGTGTGTTTGGACGACGTGCAAACCGAAGAAAATGTTGGGAATGAGACGCAGAGGGCCAAGCTGAATGAGTTAGTGTATGCCAGTATTTTGCACACAATGGCTCCGCGCTCGGAAGCACCGAATAGCAAACTGGTGCTCCTGCAGACGCCGATGAGGCCCCAGGATTTGATCGCTCGCGCCGAGCACAACCCGGATTTCACGTTCAGGAAATTCGGAATACGCGGAGACGATGGCCAGAGCCGGTGGGAAGAGAGATTCCCCACGGCGGTGATCCAGAAGGAAGAGGAATCCGCACGCCGGGAGCATCAATGGGCGTACTTCGCGAGGGAGCGCCTTTGCTGGCTTGTCCCTGATGAAGGCCAGTATTTTCGCGTTGAGGATTTGCGGTATTACGAGTCTGTCCCACCGAACCTTATCACTGCCTACGCGATAGATCCCGTTCCGGCTCCTACCGCAGCACAGGTGGCTGGATCAATGGCGAGCAAGGACTTTGAATGTCACGCGGTGGTGGGTATGACGCCTTCGCGTGACGTGTATATTTTGGAGATCGCTACTTCTCGCAACCACCACCCCGACTACAGCACCAACAAATTCTTTGAGCTAGCCGGGAAGTGGAGACCCTTACGGGTAAGGGTCGAGGGCGTATCTTACCAGTCCACTTTGAAATGGATAATTGATGAAGAACAGAAGCGCCGTGGCCGCTTCCATGCCGTGGAGATCTGGAAGGATATGCGGGCGAAGCCGATTCGGATTCGTCAGACCCTCGCAGGTTTAGCCTCCAACGGAAAGCTCTATTGCAGGCGTGACCAACTCGACTTCCTGACCCAATGGCAGACGTATCCTTCCGTGGATCACGACGACGTCTTAGATGCCGTCAGCATGGCGGTCAGCCTAGTCCTGGAACTCTCAGATAGCGTCGGTGAGTTCGGCGATATGGCGATGGCGGGCGGACCCGCGCGGCTTGAAGCGGGGTGGCGTCAGTGCCCATAGGTCTAAAGCACATGAGTCCACGTCTCCCGGCGAAGCACATGGCTGACGATGCTTTGACTGATTCCGAACTTGGCGGCGAGGTCGATCTGCTTAAACGATCCGGTCGCGTGAAGCGCTCGAATTTCGGCGACGAGACTCTCGGTCAACTTGGACATGCCGTGCCGTGTTCCGCGCAGCACAAGTTCGGGACGGATTCGCGAGTAGTGGTTGTCTCCGCTGCAAAGCAGCCCCTTGGCCTTGGCGTCACGCATGTTGTCGGTGGTGGTCCCGAGGAACAGATGAGCGGGGTTACAGCAGATTTTAACGTCACAACGATGGAGCACGAAGAGCGTCCCAGGATTTTCCCCGTGCCCAAGAAAATAAGCGACCCTGTGTGCGCTGAGGGTATGCCTTCCTGGATTAAAACGGAAGTGCCCATAGCCTCTGGATCGGTTGCCCATCCACGGCCAGCAGGCATCCGGCCCACCACTTTTGTCCACTTTCGGCCAGAAACGCTCGGTGTTCTGAGCATCAAATTCAGGCACCGGTTTAGAATCGTTGCAAGCCATGCGGCCTCCTATTCAGGCTGTAAGGTCAGAGCCGAGCGGCGTGTCGCAGCGCCTCTTGGCTCGTTCAATTATGCCATGAAGGAGACACCGTGATCGACCAATTAATCTACCTGATCATCGCGATCGTCATTTTTGCCATCGTGGCTTACGGACTCAATTGGATCATTGTCACCTATGCGCTCCCGGCCCCCGTGAAATGGATCGTGGGCGCCCTGCTGCTGATCATCCTGCTCCTGTTCGTCAGCCATCAACTGGGGGTCGGCGGCGGCGGGAGAATCTTCCCTGCGCGGTAACTATGCAAAAAACGAGCCAGCCTCCACGAATCTCGGCTACGATGGAATCTCTCTATGGGACTGCGTTCACCACTCAAAGGACTGGAATCGGGATGGAGGACGCCCATGTCGTGGTACGAGATCGCCATCATCGCACTGGTGCTGCTCGGCATCGTCTATTTGTATCTGGAGTTGAAAAAGTGAGTTGGATCGACGCGCTCCTGCTCGCTATCATGGCTCTGGCTTCGCTCACGTTCCTGCTGGGGGAAATGCCGTGAGTCTATACCCAAACCTTGCGGTTCACGATGTTGCAGATATTGCTGCCAGTCGTTCCGAACTTCCTGCCGATTTCCTCTTGGGTAAAGTTACCGGTCGCCCACAGCGCTCTGATCTCGGCTACATCAGCCTCGGTCAATTTGGTGTTGCCGTGCCACTTCCGGAGCGGCGAAAGCTCGGAGACGATATGCTTCCAGGAAATCCCGTGGACGACATTCCGAACTGTCGTCATGCTAACCCCAAACTGCTCACCGAGGGATTGGTAAGTAAACTCTCCGGTGGCGTAAAGTCTGTTGATCTCGACAGCTTTAGCGTCGGTGAGTTTGGACACGCGGTTGTTCTCCCCACGCATGATCCACTCCGGGTGTCTTCGCGCCCAATGGACATTCCCGTTCGTGAACCGTCCCTTGGCCATGCAGTCATGGAGGTTCTGAATTTTCGTGCCGAGCCACAAATGCGCGGGGTTCTGACAAAGGGGATTGTCACATCGATGGCACACGCACATCGAGCCGGGATCAATTCCGGTGCCCAGAAAGTAAGCGAGGCGATGGGCAAGGAAAATTCGGCGCGGTTTCCCCGGGCCGATACTGAATATCCCATACCCCTTGTTGTTGAGACTGCCTGTCCAAGGCCAGCAGGCATCCGGCCCTCCGCTCTGATCGGTCTTCGAATCCAATCTTCCGAGGTCGTAGGGGGGAAGCGTAGGCAATCGTTTAGTCTGAAGATCAGCCATTGTGGTCTCCTTTACAGATCACGGTGGTCAAGGGCCGTTGCAGCGTTGGCGCGCTGCTTCGGCTCGCCCAATTATGCCATGAGGCTCTCGCAATGACCGGGAAATTCCACATCAAATTTGACAGCGAACTTCATCAAGATACGCTCTCCCGCGTCCTTCGAATGTTCCAGGCTTCCAGGGACAAGATGTCGTCTCGGCATGAGAAGTGGAAGACGGCCGAAACACTTTTTCGTGCGTACCTGCCTGAGAGTGAGGCATCCTCTAAAAAGCAAAGAGCGCGGGAGCAGGGCAGTGCCAGTCAGTTCAGCGAGGTGGTGCTGCCTTATAGCTACGCCTTAGCTCTAACTAGCCATACTTACGCAACTAGCGTGTTTTTGGGACGTGACCCAGTCTGGCAAGTGAAAGGTAGACATGGAGAGACAGAGCAGAGTACGCAATGTTTAGAGGCGTTACTTAGCTACAACCAAGATATAGGCGATATGGCCGTACCTGAGTTTATCTGGCTACTAGATAGCATCAAGTATGGGTGCGGAGTTGTAGCTAGCGATTATGCAAAAGAATACCAGATATTCTCCGAGTACGTTCCCATCGCACCGACCTTGGGTGGTATCGACTTGGGCGCAGATCCGAAGTATGAGTTGGTTGAGGAGCGTGTGGAAGGCTATTGCGGCAACCGTATCCAAAATGTCAGGCCCTACGATCTGTATCCAGATCCATCTGTTCCCCTCGTCGCGTTTCAGGATGGGGATTTTTGCGGCCATACCCTGCTGATGTCGCTCGACCGTTTGCGCTCGATGCAGCAGGAATGGGATCTCTTCAACCTGGATCAAATCGAAGGCGGAAGCACGGGCATGGGCGGCAACGCCATGGCTCCCTCCACGAGTGGAAGCCGCGACAATATGCTGGCGGCGGAAAAGGTGTGGGATCCGAAAGACCTGAAGGGTGGCAAGGTCGGTCTGTTCCGCATCGTGGTGAATCTCTTCCCGGCTGATTGGAAATTTCCTGGCAAATTCCTACAAAAATGGGAACTGATCATCGCCAACAACAGCGTCATCATCAAAGCTTCGCCGCTCGGCCTCCGTCACTGCAAGTTCCCGTATGACGTGATTGCGTGGGAAACCGACGGCTACGACACCTCGACGCGCGGCATGATGGAAGTCACCAAGCCGCTCAACGACGTGATCAACTGGCTCTACAACACGCACATGTTCTCGGTGCGGCGTTCGCTCAACGGCAACCTGATCATCGATCCCGACCGCATCAATGTGAAAGACTTGATCGACGGCGGACCCGGACGGATCGTCCGCATGCGCCCGGGCACAGGCTATGGCACCGACGTGCGCTCCGCCGTCGCTGAGTTGATGAACGTCGACCCGACGCGCGGGCATCTCTCCGACACGCAGTTCACCGAAGGGCTGATGCAGCAGATCACGGGGAGTAACGACTCCCTCATGGGTTCGCTCGGGCGTGGGCGAAAAACGGCTACCGAAGTACGCACCGCCGCCGCGCAGGGGGCGAACCGCATGAAGACATTCTGCGACTTCGCCTCCGCCTTGGGATGGAGTCGCCTAAGCCGCAAGATGGTGGCGAACTTACAACAGTTCTACGACCAGGAGAAGATGTTCCGCATCGCCGGCGACCTGATGCAGGGCACCAAGTTCGTCAACGTCGATAAGACCATGATCACCGGCGAATTCGATTACGTGCCGGTGGACGGCACGCTGCCCGTGGACCGGTTCGCGCAAGCGACTTTATGGAAGGAAATCTTCTCGGTGATCGGCAAGAACCCGCAGATCGCCCAGCAGTACGACATCTCGAGGATCTTCGGGCACATGGCTTCGCTGGCGGGACTCAAGAACATCACGCAGTTCCGGATCACGCCGGACGAGGCGGCGATGCAGCAGGCGCAGGCCGGAAATCTAGTCCCCGCGGGGCAGGCAATGGGAGGCGAAGGCGGTGGCGGATACCCCGGAACAAGTCCGACAGCAGCGATTGCAAGCATGGTCAACGGAGCTGGCGGAGCACCGCAATGACGTCACGCACCTTGAAAGTCTTGAGCAGCACCCAGGCTGGCGTATACTGCGCCGAGAGTTGGGAGCCATTCTTCGTTATAAGCGGGATGAGCTTGCGACTAAGCCCCTGGTGGGAGAGCAGCTCCAGCAATCCGCCATCTTACAGGGATATTGCGAGGGGCTTGACATGGCCCGGCAAGCTCCCGAGCGACTCTCTGAAAACTGGCGCAACGCCATCGAAGTACTGAAGCGAGAAATCGAAAATGTGGAAGAAGAGTAGATTTGATGAAATGGAAATAGGGCTTCTCTCGGCCGAGGCCGAGGGGGGAGGGGCGGATCTTGGCGGCGGCGGTACCTCCGCTCCGCCGTCATCAGACAGTTCCGCCTCTTCATCTCCTTCAAGCGCGCCTGGCAAAGAAACCGCGGCCCGGCAGGAGTCGGTGCTCGCCGACATCATGGGCCACGCCCGCGGGCCGGCTGAAACCAAGCCTCCGCAGCCCGTGGTGCCCTCAATCGGAAAAGGTGCCCCCGTCAACGGTGCTCCTCCTCCCCCGCAATTCCAGCAGCAGCAGCGACCACCGCAGCCGGGTCAGCAGCAGGCGCAGCCGCAATATCAGCAGCAGGCTCCGCAGCAATACCAGCAACAAGCGCCGCCCATGACGCAGCAGCAGCAGGCGGCTCAACACGCGCAGGTGCGCGACACGGTGCGCCAACAGATTGCTTCTTCTTATCAACTCACCCCCGATCGCGCGCTCATGATGGCGACCGAACCCGAGCGCGTGCTGCCTGATATGGCCGCCGACATTACGCTCAACGCCTACGAGGCGACCGTTGCCACGCTCCAGCAGCAGATGCCCCAGATCATCGCCGAGCATCCCCAGATCCGGCAGCAGATGGCGCATGTGGTTCAGTCGACCATCCAGCAGATGTTTGCTGTGCATCAGGCCGAGAACGATTTCTTCACCGTCAACCAGGACTTGCGGCAAGTGCCCAAGCACGAGATCGACAGAATTTCCGCCCTGTACATACAGGCCAACCGCGGTAATCCGGGACTCACCCGGGACATCGCCACCCGGGAGATCGGCATATTGGTACGCAATATGCTCGGCTTGTCTCCCTCCACCAATGCCCCAGCACCCAATGCTCCACAGCCTCCTGCGGCCCAGCCCCAATACCAAAACGGGTATCAAAACGGCAACTCGAATATCGTTGCCCGCACCCCGCTTGGACCCGGCAGCGTAGCCCCGTCACCATCCCCGCAACCCAACGTATTCGCGGATATGGTGAACTTCGCGCGCGGTGGCCGCTAGGGCTCTCGAACCAGGAGAACTTCAATGGCATTTTTCGCAGGCGTTCGCGCCACTGATGACTGGGGCACCGACGAACGCCCTAAGTCTTTCCGGGAGACGATCCTCTTCCTCAACCCCAACGGCAAGTCGCCGCTGTTTGCCCTCACCGAGAAGCTCGGCAGCAGTGCGGTCACTGATCCGCAATTCTCGTGGTGGAACGAGCGCAACACCGTTATCCGCCTGACGCTGACCGCTGCCTTTATCACCACCTCGCAAACGCTCACCGTGACCGGCGGCGCCCTCGCGCTCCGGCCGAACCAACTGATCAAGGTCGACTCGATCGGTACGACGGAACCCATTTCCTACGTCGCGGCCAACGTCGAAATCGCCCTCGTCTCGTCAGTCACCTCCGATACGACGGTTGTGCTCAAGCGCGGCCAGTTCGGTACCACGCCTGTGGCCCTCACCACCGGCTTCACCTTCCTGACCGCGCTCGGCACGGCCTTTGGAGAAGGTTCGACCCGCCCAGCAGCGGTGTCGAACAACCCGACCAAGTACACCAACTACTGCCAGATCTTCCGCACGAATTGGGCCGTTACGGGCACCGCGGATAAGACCTTTGCCCGCACCGGCGATGCCTATAAGAACGACCGGGAGAGGGCTACTTTCGCTCACGGCCGCGACATTGAGATGCAGTTCCTTTACGGGCTCGCATCGGAAGTTGTCGATCCCTCGCCGCAAGCCACCGGCAACCTGACGCGCACTACGGGCGGGTTGAGATCGTTCATCACTTCGAACGTCACCATCTTCCAATCGTCGACCGGCATCACGACGAGCACCTTCATGGATGCGACGTATCCGATCTGGAACTGGGATACCCGCGCCGGCGATCAGAGAATCGCGTTCTGTGGCAATGGGTTTTTGAATTCGCTGAACAAGCTGGCCAAGACCGATTCGGTCATCAACCAGGACGGCGTAGTCAAGATGTTCGGCATGAACCTCAACGTTTGGACCCTGCCGCAGGGACAGATCGGGTTCAAGACCCACCCCTTGATGAACGTTCACGCGCAATATACGAACTCCGCCTTCATCATTGATCCGACGGTGCTGAAGTATCGCTTCCTCCGCGATACGAAGTTACTCGAGGATCAACAGGACAAGGGCACCGACTCGATTATCGACGGCTGGCTCACCGAGTGCGGACTCGAGGTGCTCGCCGAAGAGACCTGTGCCTACATCGGCAACATGGTGGTCATCTAACTCGAAGCCGGGAGACAACTCGCGTGATCTCAGCCAAAGTGTTGGTCGGGTTTCCCACCACAGGCCACTGGTCGGATCAGTTCGGGATGGCCATGTGCAACATGCTCACCCAGACGATGCGCCACGAGCCTCAAATCGAGATGGCGGTCTTGAACCACAAGACGTCCATGCTGTGGGCGGCGCGCCAGCACTTCGGCGAGATGGCGTTGAAGTACTCGTTTACCCACTTACTGTTCATCGACACCGACCAATCGTTTCCCGCAAGCGTTGTGGCGCGGCTGCTCACTCACCAGCGGGCAGTCGTCGCCTGTAACATCGCCACCAAGGTGGATCCGCCGATGGAGACCGCCTGCCAAGGGATCGATGAACAAGGCAAGCTCATCCCCTGCGAGCGCACGACCGGACTCGAGAAGGTCTGGCGCGTCGGCACTGGCGTGATGATGATCAAGGCCACGGTGTTTCACGATCTTAAAAAGCCGTGGTTCCCGGTGCGCTGGCTCGAGAATGAACAGCGATGGGTGGGTGAAGATTGGGGGTTCTGCGAGTTGCTCGAAAAAGCAGGCATCCCCATCTGGGTCGACCACGACACGAGCGCACTGGTCGGCCACTGGGGCAACAAGATGTATTCGCTTCCTCGCTACGAGGAACATAGAGTGGACAATACCACAGTCATTTACGAAGGGCGCGCTGCGGAGGAGGTAACGCATGGGGCTTGAAACAGGCACGGGCATCGGGGATCTGGTCCCCACCAATCCGCTCTCCACCGACGCCGTCTCCTCGGGCGACGACCACATCCGCCTGATCAAGACGGTGATGCAGAGCATTACCTTCATGAAGTCGATTCAGACTTTTACCGCTTCGGGAACATGGACCCGCCCGGCCAACGTGAAGAAAGTCATCATCTACTGCCTCGGCGGGGGCGCGGGCGGCAGCGGCGGCCAGGCGGCCGGGTACTCGGGCGGCGGCGGCTCAGGCGGCGGTACCGGCATCAAGTGGCTCGATGTCTCCGCTATCTCGAGCGCCACAGTGACGATCGGCGGGGGAGGGGCAGCAGGAGCAGCGGCTGCGGCAGGCTCTGACGGCGGTGACACCAGCTTCGTGACCGCCGGTTCGGTCACCCAATGCCTCGGCATCAAGGGCTTGAGCGGCGGCTCGCCTCAATACTTCGGTGGAGTGGCTAGTCCGCTCACCAACAACGTAGGAGACATCAAGTTCGCCGGCGGAGACGGCCAGTCCGGCAGTCCCCCGGTCGTCGGTGCCACGCTCCTTGGGAGCCTCGGCGGCGGCAGCGGCGGTGCGCGCGGAGGGCAAGCCTCGCAGGCCAACTCGGGCGGCGGCGGCGGCGGCGGCAGTTGCGACGGCACCAACGGCAACCCCGGCGGCACCGGCGGTTCGGGTTACTGCATCGTCCTGGAATTCGGGTGGTGACGATATGACCCTCGATGATATGAAATCGCTGCTCGCCGGGCGCTTGGGCCAGCGCACCGACATCGACAACATGATCTACTCGGAGATCCGACAGGCGCAGCGCGTCCTCGAGAAGACCCCGCCCTATCCCTGGTTCCTGCAAAGTCAATCGAATACGGAAGCCTTGGCCGGGGAACAGTGGCTCCAGACGCCGGACAACTTCATTGAGATGGCCGATGACATTGTTTATATCGTGAAGGCGACCGCCGACGAAAAATACTATGCGAATCCGGTGAAGGTGTACGGCGGCTACCAGGAACATATCCAGACGATGGGCCGGAGCGCGCGGGGCAGGCCCCGCAATTTCAATCTCCAAGGGACAAGTCAGGCGATGATCCAGTTCTACCCCACCCCGGATATCAGTTACACGGTTCAGTTCTTTTACTACCGGCGGGACACCGAACTCTCCGGTCCCAGCAGCACTAATATATGGAGCGTCAAGGGCGAGGACATACTCATCGCCGAGGCCGGGTGGCATGTGGCGCGTAACATCCGCGATGCCCAGCGGGCTTCCGAGTTCGGGCAGGACCGCGCTGAGGCCCGGCGCCGCATCGCCCAGGAAACCACCTCGCGCCTCGAATCCATGCGCCGCGTCGTCATCGGCTCCGGCGAGGACGCCCTACTGGGACAAGCCGCTCGGGAGGACGTCTTCTCGTGATCGTCCCCGTCAATTTCGTCGGCAAGACCGGTCTCATCACCGACCAGCCCCCGTTCGATCTGCCGCCTACCTTCTGGACGGATTGCCGCAACGTGCAGTTCGAACTGGGAGGCGTGCAGCGAGCGCCCTCCTGGCGTACCCTGATCAACTTCCCCGGCTCGCCCATTCCCTACGGCCTCTTCTTCGTCCACAGCCTCGTCGGCCGGTACTGGGTCTCGACGGGCCTGCAGCAGGTCATCTCTCTTACGGGCGATACCGTCGACGATATCACCCGCCTCTCCGGTCCCTACACCGGAACCACCCAGGACTTCTGGCAGGGCGGAATGTTCAACGATCACCTGATCCTGAACAACGGCGTCGACGTTCCGCAGAACTGGGATCTGCCGAATGCGGCTACCGATCTTATCGATCTCCCCAACTGGCCCGCCACGCACCGCGCCAAGGTGATCGTCCCCTTCAAGCAGTTCCTCGTGGCCCTCGACGTGACGATCTCAGGCGAGCGCGACGACCGGTTGATCATGTGGTCGCATCCCGCCGATCCGCTCGGCATCCCGCCCTCCTGGGACGTGGCCGACGAGACGCTCGACGCCGGGCAGGTCTCGCTCTCCGAGGGCGAGGACCGCATCATCGATGCCCTCCAGGTCGGCAACCAGCTCATGATCATGACCGGCGTGCAGACGTGGGCGATGACCTTCATCGGCGGCCAGGACGTGATGGCCTTCCGGCGGGTCTTCAGCGAAGTAGGCGCTCTGGCGCAAGGCTGCGCCGTCACCTTCCTCAATAAAGTATTCCAGGTGACCGCCGACGACTTCGTCGTTCACGATCTCCAGAGCGTCACCAGCATAGGATACGACCGCACTAAGCGCTGGTTCTTCTCGCAACTGACTGCCACTTCTTACGACAAAGTGCGTGTTGTCCGGAAGATGAATGCCAAGGAAGTCTGGATCTGTTTTCCCGCCGGCGGCTCGGTGGCCACTAACCTCGCGCTGGTCTGGAATTGGCAGTTCGACACCTGGGCGATCCGCGACCTCGAAGACAATAACCACGCCCTCGCTGCCGGTCCCAGCAAGTCCACGCCGAGCACCAACTCCTGGGTCGCGGCGATCGGTGACTGGCCCGCGCAGGATCCCACCACATGGGAATACAACGTCTACGAGCGGGCCTCCGAGGGCCTGGCGCTGGCGGCGACGGCCCTGCGCCTTCGAGTCAATGGGGAAACGGTGGACGTGGGGGATACTTCCGTCAACTACGTCGAGCGGATCGGCGTGGCGGTGAAGGGAACGTCGCGCGGTGAGATCGTGATCGACCACGGGCGTCTGGCGGTGATGCGCGAGATCTGGCCCAAGTTCGTCTGCGACGACAACATCACCTTCTCGATCAGCGTGGGCTTCTCGATGGGCCGCAAGGCACCGGTCTCGTGGCAGCCGGCGCAGACCTTCACGCAAGGGCAGACCGTGAAGCTCGGCTTCTTCGGCACCTTCCGCTATCTTTCCTATCGCGTGCAATGCTTCCATGTGGGCGTCAACTGGAAGCTCATCGGCTTTGACTTAGACCTCGAACCGACAGCGAGCCTATGACATGCCACTAGACCGGCCGCTCCCCGACGACACCCGCGAGGCGCTCAAGATGCTGTGGAGCGTCACCGAGGAGCAGCTGATCGACATCAACCGCCACCGCGATTCGCTTCACAAGATCTGGCATGTGCCGCCCGTGAAGCCGCGGGAGGGGCTGCTGGTCTACGCCGATGGCACCCACTGGAATCCGGGGTCGGGTGCGGGCTACTACGTCTATTACGCCGGCGCATGGCATCCGATGAGCGGCGGTGGTGGTGGTGGCGGCGGGATCACCGTTGTCCAGGACGAGGGCGTGGCGCTTCCGGTTCAGACCACGCTGAACTTTGTCGGCGCGGGCGTCACGGCCACCAATGATGCGGGCGGCAGCCGCACCACCGTTACCATCTCTGGCGGCGGAGCCGGTAGCGTGACGAGCGTCTTTACGCGCACAGGCGCGGTGGTCGCTGTTTCCGGTGACTACACCGCGGCTCAGGTGACCAATGCGGTGTCGGTCCTCGGCAGTTATGCCAACCCGGTCTGGATCACTTCGCTTGCTTATTCTAAGTTGACCGGCGTCCCCACTTCGTTCACTCCCGCGGCGCACGTCCACGCGGCAGCCGATACCACTTCCGGCATCTTTGCCGTGGCGCGGCTTGGGTCAGGTACACCGAGCGCGAGTAACTGGCTGAGAGGGGACGGCGCGTGGACTGCCTTGCCGGCCTCGGCGGTTACAAGCGTATTCACCAGGACCGGAGCCGTTGTCGCAGCGAGCGGGGATTACACAGCCGCGCAAGTTACCAATGCGGTCTCAACCTTGGGCAGTTACGCTGATCCCGCCTGGATCACCAGCTTGGCCTATGCGAAGATCACCGGCGCTCCGGCGGCGGGTGTGCCCACTTCGAGGCAAGTGATCGCCGGGACCGGCATGTCAGGCGGCGGCGCGCTGACTGCTGACGTAACTCTGAACGCGCTGCCTATGATCGCCAGTGGCGCCAGCGGGCGCGGCGGCACCGTGCCTACTCCCGGCACCACTGCGGGAACCACTAAGTTCCTCCGCGAGGACGCCACCTGGGTGGTCCCGGCGACCGGCGGATCTCAGACTCCCTGGCTCACTGACATCGACGGCAATAACAAGACTCTCAAGAGCGTCCTCGCCATCGGTGTCGCGGTGGCAAGTCCTGGAGTCTCGCTCGACGTGGCCGGGCAGATCCGCTCCGTGGCCGGCGCCGTCGACATGCGGCTCGAGGCGCAGTCCGCGGTAGGCGTGGTGGGCACCATGAGCGCCCATCCTACCGGGATCTGGGCGGCTACCGCCGAGCGGGTGCGGATCACCACGGCGGGCCAGGTGGGCATCGGCACGACGAATCCGCAAGCATCGCTCTCCATCAACGACCTCTCGGCGTCCGATACTCCGGGGAGCTCCCAGAAGATACAGTTTCTGTGGAACGAAGTGGCGGTTTATGGATGGCGGATCTCCGCTGACCTTGGGGCACTGGTCCTCGATTCGGTGGGGGCGGCGTGGCAACCATCGATCTCTGTGAGCCGGGCTGCAAACTATGTCGGCATCGGCCTGGCGGCCCCGACGCACAGCCTGCACGTTGCCACCGATGACGCAGCCAAGTTATCGACAGGCACTTGGACGGTGGTGTCAGACGCCCGCACCAAGAAGAATATCCGCGACCTCGAAGGGGGCCTCGATGTGATCTCGAGGTTGCGTCCTGTGGAGGCTGAATTCAACGGTCTCGCCGGTACGCCAGAGGGGCATAGAGTGGTGTCATTCCTCGCGGATGAGATCCGCGAAGTCCTCCCGCACACCGTGGGATCGCGCCCCGGCAAGATCGGGGAAGAGAAAACCGATGTACTAGACTTCAACATGCACGAAGTACTTATGCACCTTGTATTAGCCGTGAAACAGTTAGCCGCTGCGAGACCATCTTAAGAGATCAATGTTATTAAACGGACAGCCTCATCCTCGCGCGAAAACGGCGCATATGTTCAGCCATGCAAGCGCGACAAATGCGATGTCCGTCAATGGCGTGAATATGCGTGTTTTCCGCAGTGTACTCATGGCCATTACAGCAGTGGGACCGTTCACGCCAGTGGTTCTTGCCACGGCGAAGATTCTCTGCGTGCGTGACGGGCTCCAAGTGTGCAGGGTTTACACAATGCCGTACTCGACACAAATGATCGAGTTGGAGTCCTTTCGGGACAGCGCCGACGAGGTGTTCGTACACCAGTCGGTGTACCCTGTAGGTCTTGTAACGCCAGCCACAAATGCCGTAACCCTTATGGTTGGTCATTCCAGTCCAGAGCCAACACTGGTCCGGCTCTCGATCTGGGAAGTACTTATCCAGCAGTTCAACGATAGACTTGGTTCGTGGCATTCGGGAAATCTCAACTTTCCTGACTGTCGGGCGGGTGGGTGTTTCGCGCATCCATCCGCTCACTCATTTAACCATAGAGAGGCCCAATGACGTACCTGGAAAGTTCGGAACTTATGGTTTCGATGGAGTTTCGCGGCAGGGTCAAGGTGGCCGTATTAAAGTACGCCGACTCGATCATGATCGAAGCGTCAAGTGTCCCGGCGCATAACACGCGCGAGCGCTGGGCCGTGCAAGCGATGCAAAGCCCGGATATGGTGGCCGCACAGGTACAGCCGCCGACGGTAATGGACCCGGCGGTCCAACAAGATGGGGCGGCGGTCACAGACGCCGCGCTCCAGGGCGCAGTGGAGGCGGTCGTCAACAAGACCATGTAGCCCTATGCAATCCCTTGATCTCAAGTTTTTCCAGCGCGTATATCTTTGGAATCTGATTGGGAGCCACACTGCCCCCAGTCTGAAGGAGGCGGCGGTGTTCCTCCGCATCATCGAGAAGATACGACTGACCGATGCTGAGCAGCGGGAGACGGAATTCGGAGCCGTAAACGAGCGATACCTTTGGAAGTCCCCGTCCCCGGACTACGGCGGGAAGACGGTTGAATTCGAGGATGAGGAGGCCAAAGCTCTAGCCGCTGTGATTGAGGCGGCCCCGCTCAGAGTGAACGACGCGGTTTGGTTGGAGCCGCTCGTCAAGCAGATCACCGAGACCGCATCGCTGGAAAAGATATGGCAGAAGCCCTAATCGAAGAAACCCCGGTGGTAGCCGCGAAGCAACTCGCTCCGCGCAAGCTGCAAGTCGTACGGATTAGCTCAGATATGGCCATCGAGGGACCAGTCTGGGCTAGATTGGTTCCCTACTTTACGGAAGCCTTGAAGTGGTGCCATGGAGAGCTTTCCGAATCTTCGATAAAAGCACTGATTGCTGCTGACAGGGCGCAGGTTTGGGTCGCGTTGGCTGGGGAATCGGCGGAGTTGCTCGGCACGATTTTGACCGAGGTGACCGAGTATCCTTGTCTCCGCGTTCTTCGCGTCGTGCTCCTTCAGGGCGTCTCGTTTAAGGATTGGGGCGGCTATGCCCGCGTGGCGCTTGAGGCGTATGCCAGAGAGCATGGCTGCGAGCGATTGGAAGCTAGCGGCAGGAAAGGTCTCACCAGACTTTTGGCCCCTTTGGGTTTCGAACCTGCTTACGTAACCTTAATCATGGAAGTGAGGCAACATGGGAAAATCCGCAGGCGGGAACGTTAGTACTTCAACTAGCAGCTACCCACAATTCCAACAGCCCGCCGTCAAGCAATTCGTCGATGAAAGCACGCGATTGTATCAGCAGGGTGGACCCAAGCTGAGTCCCGAACCACGGGTTGCTGATTTCAACCAGGACGAGCTTGCCGCGCAGAAGCAGCTCGGTGCCGCAGTTACGCCCGCGCAGTATCTCGCCGAGCTCGGGACCAAGTCTGCGGAGTTCAACCTCGGGCCGGGGCGCGATCCGGCGACCAACCCGTACCTGAAGAATGCGATCTCGGCGGCCGTGGCACCCATCGGCGATCAGTTGCTGACGCGGGCGCTGCCGGCCATCCGGCACCAGGGGATTGCCAGCGGCGGCTATGGCGGCTCGAGGCAATCGATCGGGGAGGCGCAGGCGGTGCGCGATGCTGAGCGCGTGGCGGGGGAAGTGTCGTCCGGCCTCGCGAACCAGGGGTATCTGTCTGCTCAGCAGCAGGCGATGCAGACGATGCAGAACATCCCGCAGTTGCAGGCGAACCTTACCGCTCCGGGGCAGATCACGGGTGCGGTGGGCGCGCAGATCCGGGCGCAGGAGGAAGCGCAGAGGAATGAGAATGCCAACCGGTACGAGTATGAGCAGCGGTTGCCGTATGAGAATTTGCTGAATTATGGCAACCTGATCCGGCAGCCGTTCGGGGCTGAGGCGCAGAGTGAGGTGAAGGTGCCGCAGCCGAGTACGGCGAGTGCCATCCTCGGCGCCGGTCTGAGTATTCCGGCTTTGTTGCAGATCATCGAGCAGA